CTTACCGGTAACATTACCAAATGACTTGCTGAGATTTCTGGAATTGACAGTCATGTTTGATCTCAAGCCCCGTATAATGGTGCGCGTGGAGGACTTACGTAGAATGCTTCTAGCCTCTGCGGTAGTCAGGGTGTGATCGAGCTTTTTAAAGTATCTCTCGACCTGTTTTGAGTCCAGTTTTATGTTAATTTGGCCCGGCATCGTCGTCTTTGGCTACTGCCATTAATCGTGTTTTGAGTCTTTTTTCGTGGTTGACGCTCGTTATATAAAAATACTGAGAGTTCCAGTTGATACGCATCTCATTGGTTACATTCTTCCCCTCTTCATAGTGAATAACAAACTGTTTCGTGTCTGAGTAAATAACCATATCTGTGGTGAAGTTCTCATTGCCTGATATGTTCGTAATATCAGCCCAGGATGTCACGTGGGTTGTCCAATCAGGCTCATGCGCCCCGATTGTTCCCCTGGTGTCATCAGGCTCTTCCACTACTATTTTATCATTCATTGCCAAGGGACCGGTATTTTCCAATGGTTTTCTCTACATATCCAATCTTTTCATCCACGGGATCGGAAGGGTTTTCGTAGATCCTGGACACATACAACTTAATGGCCAGTATAATATCAGAGGGTACAGTAGTATAGCCGGCAACGAACTCCACATTCATAGCATCCTCTCTTTCATAAACGCTTGGAGTATCGTCGAATAAAATAGTGGCCGGTCTGCCGCTTAGAGAAACTGTGCGATTGCTTGCGTCATCGGTCTGCTCGGAGTTATCCGTATCGTAATACTTCACCGATGAAATACTTGATATGGGATACTTCCACAACCGCATCCGATCTTTGATCTCGTCCCACCTGAAATATGCATTCCAAGTTTGAGTGACGAGGCATAGATTTGCCCCGCCCTCAATCTTGTTGACAGCAGCCTCTATGTAACTCTCGATCAAAGCATCGTGATCGAAATGCGATACCCGTAAATGGGTTTTCATATCCGCAATGCTGACCGGGAGCGTGGTAGCGGCTGTTTTCAGGTAGTAGTTCATTTCTTCGAACCCGTTTTATTAGTAGATTTCTTAACCGAAGTATTTTCCTTCGGAGCGACCCTTGGAGCAACCACTTCTGGCGGTGTTCTTTTAGGTTTTTCTTCGGGAATATACTCAGCAAACCCTTTCTCGACACAGAGTTTTTTAAGATCATCGGGGAGAGAAACCGAAGTCTCTCCCGCCCGATGTGCTATACCAAGCCCGATAGGGCTTTTCAGGAACTTGATCTTACTCATAACTATGCAGTAAGCAGTCCTTCAATGGCAGCGAAGCTCTCAACATGACGGAACCCAAGGTCATAGTAACCAGCGATGGTCACACGAACAGTCCCGTATGTATCTAAGCTATAGGGATTTACGATAAGGTCGATAGCTCCCCATTGCCCGATCATACACTCATTCCAGTTACCGAACACCAGCGCACTCAGGCCGGTTCCGGTTCCCCTGGTCAGAGCATTGGAGATCACGTTGGTAACATAGGCCGGATACCCGTTGATGGTTCCACCCATCGGGGTCAGCCGGGAGTCGATTTCCCACAGGTATCCCCCCTGATAGGTACTCTTCAGGGTCTGCTTCATTTTACCGGCAGCCGTAGCATTGGTAATGTAAGCAGGGCGGCCCGCAAGGGCATTGTCAGTGGCAACCATGCTTTCCAACTGAACCACGTTGGCCCAATTCAGGGCAGTACCATTGGAGCCATGATCACCGTTATTGATCGAGGATGCGAACAAACCGGTGGGCTGGTTCGAGGTTCCTGATCCGGTAAATACGGCAGTTTCCAGGGCATTTGCGATAGCATAGTACAGGGTGTCCTCCACTTCCTGATCTACACTGATCGAGGATTGGCGAAGCAGTTGATGGGTGTACTCGGTATGCGTTGTCAGGCGCTTCGGAGTCATGGTCAACTGTTCATAAGTGGGATCGCTCTGAGTGGATACACCACCTTCACTTCTCCACGTTGCGGAACTGTCGGTTTTTCTTCGGGGGAATGCTACATCTCCCACCAATCCGGTCTGAAGATTGGCTCCCGCGGATATGGTCACCATCGAATTGCGAAGGGTTGAGATCAAACCTCGCATCTCCGTTGCCACGGTATATCCTCCACTGGCATCGACTGAGGCTTTCAAATCAGCCCTGGTTTCGGGATTGAAAATCACCGAAGGAACGGCAATTCCCTGGGTTTCCAGCTTGGAGGCTTTCATTTCCTTCACTCCCTCCTGGTGCATCTCCAATTCCACACCGTCAAACTGGCCTTCACCGGTCATCTTGGCCACCCTCTTACGAAGGGCTTCGCGGATGGAATACCGCTTGATGTCCTTTTGCTGCTCCCCCCCAAGCAGAGGTCCGTAGTCACCCGGCAAAAAGTCTTTCAGTGCAGTTGCCAGCTTCACCACTTCACCAATGGCAGCTTTGGTAATCTGCATCTCGTTACTATCTTCAGGGTTCTGCACAGACTCAAGGGTTCCGGCCCTTGTGATGTCTGCGTCCAGGGTCTTGATTCGAGCTTCAAAGTCATCGAACTTGGTGCGCTCTTCATCTGTAAGCTGCTCCTTACCGTTGGTTAATTCTTCCAATTGCTTGACAAGGGCAACTCTTTTGGCAATCAATTCTTTTTTATTCATTTTGCTATATTTAAGAGTTGTTAATAATGCCCATCAGTAAGGGCAGATTGTTTTAATTTTCTTATCCTGAGATTGAACTTTTCGATCTCATTGATGTTGCCGGTTTCATCATTATGCTCTTTGATTTTCCTGACAACTTCCTCAATAAATTCATCAGGGATGCTCGGCTCAAAAGCCCTTTCTTTTAGGGCTTCGGGGTTAGACGGAATGTTAACCACTGATATCTCCAAAAGCTCCTGGCCGTGATAGTAATAAAGTTCAGGATCTTCCCCATCATCTTTATTGCCTTGATGTCCATCGCCTATAGGCACGAACCCAACACTAACTGCATTAAGGCTTCCAAAGGCGATTTTGCGGAAGATTTTGTCAGCCTTCTCGTTCATATCAACTGGCTCAAATTCAATCTCGCCTTTGAGTTTATCATCCTCAACCCAGGCTTTTGCTTTTCCGATAACATCATCGGGATCACTACCCCCAAACCAACTGCCGTAAACATCATGCATGTAGCCGGCAATACCATTTGTTTTGAAGTTCTTCAGATCCCAATTGTTCTGGTTCAAAACGGTCTTGTGGCGATCAGGGCCGCTTGTGCTGAACGTGAACGGAATGACTCGGCTATCTTTGGCCGGCTTCCGTAACTCTCCAAATTGCCTAATCATTTTGTCCATTGTTATCTTTGTTTGTGTTTGTATTTGGATTTTCATATACCTCACCACCAGGATAAGGATTTCGGCCCTCAAGCTCTCTGGCCTCGTTGGGATTAAGCACTTTATGCTGGATCATCTTGCCATAATACTCGGCCCTGGTTTTAACATCTGCTCTGAGCATAGCGTCCAGGTTCCACTTAATAGAAACCTCCGGCCATTCATCCGCTAAGAGTTTACTCTCAAGCTCATTCTCGTCCCTTTTCAAGATGGGTCGAATGGTGTACTTGGCCAGCCAGAGGTCCATTTGCTCCGTATTTGAGAAAGTGGAGTGTGAGTGATCTTGCAGAAATGCGGGAGGTATATTCATAAATCGGGCTATCTCTGCAACCTGGAATAATCTCGTCTGTAAAAACTGAGCCGCTTCCGGGGCAATACCAAGCTCCTTTAGGGTCATTCCCCTATCGAGTATAGCAGTATCGTGATCAGCATTCTCACCCCATCTCTTCTTCAGGATCGAATAAGCATCATCGTTAATCGTAGCAGCCGATTCAATCACTGCCCGTAGAACACCGTCACGTTTGAAGTATTTCCCTCCGAATTTCTCTGCGGCAAGCCCCAATCCAATGTTCTCTGCGGCCATCTCGATGGGGCTTTTGCCTTTGAGTCCATCAGTGCTGATTCCTTTGAAGTGGATAATTTTATCGGCTGAGTATTCTCCTTCATGCTTGCCTCCCTTGATGAAATATTTAATCTTCCCATCAATCAATTTAGGTTCACAAGACCCGGGATGGATGGGTATTAAGGCAGAGGTATATTTTTCCCCACGCTTCTTATACTTAATGTGGTAGGCATTGCCCCAAAGGTCTACATAGGAATTACTCAGATACCAGAAGTCGAAGTAGTTCATCCAGGGGTTTGGCTGAAAGGCAAGCGTTCGGTACAACGGGTGATCGGTATACTCTTCTTTACCCGACTTGGTTTTCTTATAAATCATAACGGGCAAGGAAGCCCTGGTTTCACCCCTTACCCGTACCGCTGCGTTTACTGCTGAATAATTTAGTGCTGTTTCTGGCTTGACAGCTACTCCGGCATCCGTCATTGACGAATTGATCATTTCTTTCCAGCCGGTAGTGCTTTTCAGATCAAGGTTAACGTCCCGCATTAACCATTCTGCGAATCTTTGCTTGATACCCATCTCCTACAAAAGTAGGGTAAGGGCGTGGTTTATTTATGGAACATTGTTCCCTTTATTTAGAATTAATCTATTAAAAAGAAGTAGCTTACCGTAGGATTTTCAAGGCCAAAACCTTTTAATATTGGCAACGGCTTAACTACCTCCTATCTCTTACCTTCCTAAACGAATCATAATTTGCATACTTTCTCTGGCCGTAGGTTTTGATATGCCACTCTTCAGCCTTATGATAGGCTTCTATAAACTTCGTGGTTTGAGCTACACATGCCCAAAACAAGTCCATAAATTCATTTTTCGTCAACTCAGGCACGTTGTAATCTTGTCTATCATTGTATTCACAAGGGCAGCATCGGCCACATTCAAAAATTGTCTCTGAAACCCTTCGTCTAAATCAATTGACGGAGGCCAGGTCCAAATATCAAACTGGATCTCCTTCCAGTTCAAATCAGGTGTGTTTGAGTAATAAGCAGGGTAAAGCGACGTGAGAAAATATGCTTGCTGATCTAATCCACATTGATGAATCAACTTCCTGACCCCCTCAGTCACGAAATATCGCGGAAGATGTGTTTCCCAATCGTACAGATCCTCACGGCCAAACATATCCCGGATATAGATCAATGTGTTCTTTAGAGCGTTCTTGTAACTCATATCCCCAGGTCTGGTCTGCATGTACTTATCAACATCCTCTATGGGGCATCTTGCGTAAACGGTTTTGAGCTTTTCCTTGGTAATGGGATGAAGTATGAATATATCGTCATACATCAATACGAACTCCGGCCCCAGGTGCGGGAGAACCGCTTGCAGCTTTTTGATCACATCAAAATGTCTGGCATATCCCTTCTTTGAAATCTCTATCCTTTGAGAAGGAACATGGATCACTCCTTCCAGATTAGGGTCATCTCCGACCACAAAATATCTACTCGGTCTATCAGAGTTAAGCCCCGCGTAATTCTTTTTCACAGACTTAATTGACCACTCCAACTCATTGAATAAGCCGGTATTATACCAGGCAGATAGGCTCTCTACATAAATCCAGACGAAATCCATTGTTTTTTATTTCACTTCTCTACCCACGATTTTGTTCGCGGCATTGGCCCCATGAATCACCTGATAGGCCAAAACATCATTTGTAGGCCACACGCCTTTGTACTCATTGGTCATAAGATTGTGAGGCCGGGCAAAAGCGGTACGGATCTTCTCTTTATTGGTTTTCTCGATCAGAGAAAGGAATGGGGAGTTCGGATTTGGCCGGACCCATCCATCTACCTCAGTGCCGGAAGAGTACAGCTTCCTTCTCTTTTTCTGATAATACCTCAGATCGACAATGATCTCAGCGTTGGTAAAACAACTCTGAATTGCCAAAACCGCACCTGGAAGATACAAATCATCATTGTCCAGGCGGGAAGTGATCACCCATGGTTCTTCCAACTCGATTCTGTCAAAAGTATCCCGGATGTCACAGTTAACCACCTTCATTCGACTATCTGTAATAATCTGCTGAATGAATCTGTTTGGGGTTCGGCTGTCAAGAGAAATAATCCACTCAAATTCGCCCTCCTGGTCCAGAACACTCTTTCGGGTTTTCTCAAAGAGCTTGTCCGGCTGATCCGCCTGTATCGGCCGGAAACCGTGGTCACCGCCGATCCTTACCGTCGCTATATCTGGCACCGGGATCATCGCATTGCCGGTCAGGTCACCATCGATGCGGTTTTCCCTTATGCCCGGGATCATCTCGCTTACCCGGACTTAATGGAAGAAGGCCTGCATCCTCACAAAGTCAAAGAAATGCTGTTCTGGGCTTCCGAAAATGTCAACTATCTTTCCGATGTCACCGAAACCGACCAGTGCCAAAAGACAGGTCCGTTCATTGCCCAGTAGAGGCCAACTGACCACACGTCCCGATATCCAGGGACCAA